GCAACAAAAGACAGAATGCTAAAATTAGAGATCGAAATAGATCAGATGGCGAAACAACTGAAAAAAATACAGTAAAAAGTTTACAAAAATCCCCCATTTTGGGCCCCCAATTCGATATATAAATTCCTATGGCGAAGAGAATAATTTATATGATTACCAATTTGACTAATGGGAAAATCTATATAGGAAAAGATTCCGGAAATAGAAAAAATTATTGGGGGAGTGGTAAAGCTATAAAAAATTCTATTTCTAAATATGGGATAGAAAACTTTGAAAAAGAGATTATCGACGAAGCTCATTCTTTAGAAGATCTCAATGAAAGAGAATCCTATTGGATCTCTTTTTATAAGTCTTATAACCCCCAAATTGGATACAACAGAAGTTTAGGAGGGGAAGGAAATTGGGACCTTAGTTATATGACCCCAGATGAAATTGAGAAGACGAAAGAGAAGAGGAGAATTACTTTTTCTTCTGACGAATTTAAGGAGACTAAAAGAAGAAATACTACGGATTACTTTAAAGATCCCGAGAATAGAAAGAAGCAATCCGAGTCTATTAAAAAGCATTGGGAAAATATTAGCTTAGAAGATAAAGAAAAAATCAAGGATAGGTTGGCAAAAGGAAATGCTGTAAGATGGAGCAAAGAAGAAGAAAGAACTAAAGCGTCTGAATTTTGGAAAAAAAATAATCCAATGTTTTCCGAGGAGCTTAGAAAAAGGATGTCTTCCGAAAGGTTTGGTCAAAATAATCCATTTTCAAAAAAATGTGAAATAAACGGAGTTATTTACTCTAGTATAATAGATGCTTGTAACTCTTTGGGACTGACAAGAAATCAAATGTCCCATCGAATCAGAAGTAATAATTACCCCGACTATAGAAAAATTTAAAAGAAAAAATGGAGAATAAAAATTTTCAACAATGTGCACAGCTTGATGTTAATAACGACTATCAAGATTTAAGAGAAAACGGCGAGGATGCTTTAGAACTAATCTATAACATGCAGAAGTCGATCCAAGAACAAGTATATGGATACAACTTCGAAGAGATCCAATCGTCAATTGGGAAGCTAAAAGAATTTATTGATTGGAACGAGGAAGCAATCCGGGACGAGGACAGGGAAATGCAAAATGCTCTTACCGGGATTCATACTTATCCCTCTTGTTGGAAACCTTGGAAATCAAAACACAAAGAAGCAATGGCAAGACCTCTTTCGGATTTAACTGAAGAGGAATTGAAAGAACTAAGATATGAATGGATCGATAAGCTCCACTTCATGATGAACGAAGCCATTGCAATTGGATTAACCCCTGAAATGATTACTAACTACTATGTTGCTAAGAATAAGCATAACGTAGAGAGACAAAAGAGAGCAGGCGGATATTAATTTATAAAAATACACTAACTTAAGAAAAAATTATGAACGAAGAATATTCTTTGCCGGAACCTATTTTACAAGAAAACCCAGACAGGTTCGTTATTTTCCCAATCCAACACCATGACATTTGGGAGATGTACAAAAAACAAGAAGCCTGTATCTGGACAGCAGAAGAGATTGACTTGGCCCAAGATCTAAACGACTGGAGAAACAACTTGAACGACGAAGAAAGATACTTCGTTAAAAACGTTCTTGCTTTCTTTGCAGCTTCGGACGGAATCGTCAACGAGAATCTAGCGGAAAACTTTGTAAAAGAAGTTCAATATACTGAAGCCAAGTTTTTCTATGGCTTTCAGATTATGATGGAGAATATTCACAGTGAGACCTATTCCCTTCTGATTGATAGCTACATCTCAGACCCAGCAGAAAAAGACATGCTCTTCAGAGCTATTGACACTATCCCTGCGGTGAAAAAGAAGGCAGAGTGGGCGTTGAAGTGGATTAGTTCTCCGCACTTTCAGGAGAGACTAATTGCCTTTGCGGCAGTGGAAGGAATCTTCTTTTCCGGATCTTTTTGCTCAATCTTTTGGCTGAAGAAGAGAGGTTTAATGCCTGGTCTTTCTTTCTCCAATGAACTAATTTCAAGAGATGAGGGAATGCACTGCGATTTTGCAGTTTCCCTGCACAACAACCACTTGGCAAATAAAGTGTCCGAGGAAAGAATTAAGGAAATCCTTATGTCTGCCCTAGAAATTGAGAAGGAATTTATTACAGAATCTCTTCCTGTTAGACTGATTGGAATGAACTCCGATTTAATGAAGCAGTATCTGGAATTTGTTACAGATAGACTTCTAGTTGATCTTGGTTGTTCTAAAGTCTATGGATCGGAAAATCCTTTTGATTTTATGGCCAACATTTCTCTTCAAGGAAAGACTAATTTCTTCGAGAAGAGAGTTGGAGAATATCAGAAGGCGGGTGTAATGAATAAAGAGGTGAACTCATTCGATATGGATGTAGATTTTTAAAAAAAGGTAACAATAAAAAATGCAAGTAATAAAAAGAGACGGCTCGAGTGAGCCACTAAAATTTGATAAGATTTCAAACAGAATTAGAAAGATGACCTATGGGTTGAACAACGATTTTATCGATGTTCTAGAAATTTCCCAGAAGGTCATTGCAGGTATATTTGATGGGATTACAACCGAAGCACTAGACAACTTGGCTGCGGAGACTGCAGCGTCATTAGTACCAAAGCATCCAGACTATTCTCTGCTTGCTTCGAGGATTGCAGTTTCTAGACTTCACAAGACAACTAAGAAGAAATTTTCTGAGACAATTCAAGACCTATACACATACATCGATCCAGAGACTGGCAAGCCAGCTTCTTTGATCAACGATGTGACCTACAACGTGGTGATGGAGAACAAAGACACTTTTGATTCTGCCGTTATCCACGATAGAGACTTTAACTTCGAGTATTTTGGATTTAAGACTCTAGAGAAGAGCTACCTCCTAAAACTATATGGTCAGGTTGCCGAGACCCCTCAGCACATGTACATGAGAGTTTCGGTCGGAATTTGGGGAGCAGACATCAAGAATGCACTTAAGACTTACGAGCTTCTGTCCACCCATATGATGACTCACGCAACTCCAACCCTGTTTAACGCAGGAACTAGAAAACCACAGCTTTCTTCTTGTTTCCTTCTGACGACCAGCGACGACTCGATTGCAGGTATTTATAAGACGTTAACGGACGTTGCAGTTATTTCTCAGAATGCTGGAGGAATTGGTCTAGCGATCCACAACGTTAGAGCAACCGGTTCTTACATCAGAGGAACTAACGGAACATCAAACGGAATCATTCCGATGCTGAAGGTGTTCAACGAAACGGCTAGATACGTAGATCAAGGAGGAGGAAAGAGGAAAGGTTCATTCGCAATCTATCTAGAGCCATGGCATGCAGACGTTGAGGACTTCCTTGAACTAAGAAAGAACACAGGTAAAGAGGAGAGAAGAGCGAGAGATCTTTTCTTGGCCCTTTGGATTCCTGATCTATTTATGGAGAGAGTAGAAAAAGATCTCAACTGGTCTTTATTCTCCCCTTCAGAAGTTCCTGGCCTTCACGAAGTCTATGGACAAAAGTTTGTTGATCTCTACACCAAAGCAGAATCAGAAGGAAAAGCCAGAAGAACTGTCAAAGCAAGAGACCTTTGGTCGAAGATTCTAGAGGCACAGATCGAAACTGGAACCCCTTATATTTTATATAAAGATGCTGCCAACAGAAAATCTAATCAGCAGAATTTGGGAACCATCAAGTCTTCTAACTTGTGCACAGAAATTATCGAGTATACAGATAAAGATGAACAGGCAGTATGCAATCTTGCTTCTATCCCGGTCAATAAATTTTTGAAGTCGAAGGACAATAGGACTGCAAAGATCGTTAGAGGAAAGTGTGATGTGGATCACGAGCTTCTGTATTCTGTTTCCTACCAGACGGCAATTAACCTAAACCAGGTTATCGACGTCAACTACTATCCAACACCAGAGACCCAAAAGTCCAACATGAGACATCGTCCGATTGGGATCGGTGTTCAGGGACTTGCAGACCTATATGCTGTAATGGGAATCCCGTTCACATCCGAAGAAGCAAGAAGGGTAAACTCTGAAATTTTTGAAACCATCTACTTTGCTTCTATGACTGCTTCTAAAGATCTTGCAATCAAGCAGGGACCTTACGAGACGTTCAAAGGATCCCCCCTGTCGGAAGGTAAATTCCAATTCAATCTTTGGAACACCGATGACAACGAGCTATCAGGACGTTGGGACTGGACGAGTCTAAGAAAAGAAGTTGTGGAACATGGGGTTAGAAACTCACTCCTTCTTGCTCCGATGCCAACTGCTTCTACTGCTCAGATCATGGGCAACAACGAGGCATTTGAGCCATTTACCTCTAACATCTACACCAGAAGGACCCTCAGCGGAGAATATGTCCTTGTAAATAAACATCTAGTGAAGGACCTCATCGCTCTTGGACTTTGGAGTGAAGACATAAAGAATATGATCATCCTTGGAAAGGGCTCAGTACAGCACATCCCATCTATCCCAGACGACATTAAAGAAGTCTATAGGACAGTTTGGGAAATCAAGCAGAAAGATCTGATCGAGATGTCTGCAGACAGAGGTAAATTCATCTGTCAGTCCCAGTCCTTAAACCTATTCATCGAGGGTGTAAATGCAGCAAAATTAACTGCAGC